CGTCTGTACAAGTTGCGTCGGCAAGGTCAACGTTTGCAGATAGTTCGGAAGACGTAGCGCAACCAATCATTGTGTTACCAAGGTAAACGTTTAGGAGTGTACCGTTAAATTTTCCAAGTGTAGGCATATTGATAAGAGTTTAATTCGTTTTTTTTTTAAAAATAAAAGGTCTTTAAATAAATGCAAACGTATAAATTATTTTTTGAGCATTAACATTTCACATTTTGTGCCAGTTGGGTCGCTTGGCTCTTTGCTAAAATAATACTGCAAATCGGTTGGCGGTGTCGTGTAACGCAAACACAAAGCTTTTAATTTGCAGCGCTGCGGTTTACATTTAATTAAATGTGTCATTATGTGTAAACAAGAAAATTGGAATCTTGGTCGATTAGTATTTCAAATAATTCGTCAATAATAAAGCGCTCCGCTGGTAAGTTGGTTTCGTATAATTCGCCAACGCCTTTAAAACTGACCGAAAAGCTGGCAACGCTTTCCATTTCTACCGATTGCGTTAACGATTCGACCATTGCCAAACCTAAAAAAATAGTATTTGTTTCTGAGCCAACCGATATCCAAACGCGTTGCTTAGTTATTAACAAGTTGTAAAGGTCGCCATAGGAAAAGCCGTCGTAAATAGTAAGCGCGTCCGTAGATATTGACCACGAACCTATTTTACTAATATGGTCGGTAAACATTCCGTTGGCATTGGAAACAGAATCTAATTTCTCCATTTCAACGCTCAACTCGTAAGCCTTAGACTTGGCAATCCTTTGCTCGCCAATTAAAACGAAAAGCGTAGACCCATTAACCTTGCCCATCTATCCAATTCTCGATTGTTAAAATTTCCCGATGCACAATATTAGTATCGGTAATATTTGAAAGGCTGGTCTGTTGTAACAATTTAGCCGTTACAATTTTGCCAACTTGCAAAGCCAAATAATTCTCTGGGTAAAGGCAAACAATTTGTAAAATACGGTCTGCGATACTATCCGCGTCTAGTCTCCCATATGGCGCAATCGCAGCCGTTACAACGTCCAAAACGATTGTAGTAACGTAATTATTTTGTTGGTTGTCTTTGTCGTCGGCTTGCGTTTGGTTTCCTATTAAAATGTAAGGGAAAACCGCGTTATCTGGCGCAAAAGTATCGTAACAAGGGACCAAAGCACCTTTATAAGTAATCGTATTATTTAACGCCGTCCAATAAGCTTTGCGGACAAATGGTTTAATATTTCTCATTTCTATTTATTAAATAATTTAATCAAAGTCCGCTCGATATTTTTGGGCAATTCTTGGCGTTGCTTCCATACCGCTGGATAAAAGAACGGTCGTGCTGGTAAGTTTACTTCTTTAATTCCGTCGCCTTTGTATTGAGCCGCAAAAGCGCTTAATTCGCTTGGGACCTTTACACGCGTGCCAGTTCCAAACTCAACGTAAGGCGCATATTCGGCGCCAACCTCAACGCCGCCAGTTATTTCGTTTTTACTTACCTTAATTGGTGTCGATTGAATGCTATTTTTTAACGCTCCAGTATCAACGCGCACGTCGCTGGCTGCATCGCTTTCGATTGCTAGTATTGAGTCTTCAATTTCTGCACGCACATAGTCCGCAACGTCGCCCTCTAAGTCTTTTAGGTACTTATAAAACGCGTTTAAACTTTGCTTATTGAACTCAATGCTTAGCATTTTTATTTCCTTTCCTTTGCGATAATTTTAATTATGCGGTCGTATTCGTTGACGTCAATAATTGAATCAATTATTAAGGTTTGGCCCGCGTATGTTATAAACATAGACTTTGTAATTGTAACCAGCGGGTTGTCTCTTATAATTATCTCCCATTGGTTTTTAATAACCATTTGGTCCTCGCTATTTTGACGCGTGCCGCTTTGGTTAGTAACCTTTGCCCAACAAGTATAAGCCAAGCCAGATGCGGAATAAAAACCGCCGTAACCGTCCGCGGTTAGATTCGAATTAAAAAACGAAATGCGCTCTCGCAAATCGCCCGCTTTAATTTCTTTATTAGTCCTCACGCGCCAAACCAGTTATAAGTTTTATAGGGCATTAACAAGGCTTTAACCCCCAAAGGCGATTCGATAGCTTGTAAGTCGCTAAAGTCCTCTCGGCGTTCGTAAAGCGTGTTAACCATCATTTTAATGGCTAGTTTAATGTCTTCGGGTACCGTTGTCATTCCAGCAATATAAACAAGTTTAAATTTATAACTCTGAGCGCCTCCAAGAATAAATAACTTAGGGAAAAGACCCGCGTTTACTTGGTAATTTAATGGCTTTTCGACTCCGTTTTGGTCTAGCGTGACGCATTTAGTAACGTTTAATTCATTGGTTAGCGGTCCATACGGCAATTGAAATTGATACGGATAAGTAAAGGAATTAATTTCTACCGTCTTTAAAACAATGCATTTGCTAATAAAGGACTCACAATGTGTTCTAGCCATTGTTATTAGGCTAGTAATTAGCGCGTCTTCAGAGGTACCGTCAATTCTTGAGTAAACTTTTGCCTCTGCCAATGTTACTGGCTCAGTAATTCCAAAGGTTGTAAGTTGGACAGTATATCCAGTAAATGACCCGTTGCTAGGTGTAAATAGTAATTCACTCATTGTATGTTCTTTTTGCTTTGTCAACAATAAAGGTATAAAAATGCTCTAATTCTTGGTCTTGATATTTTAACCGTTCGTCCGCAAGGTTGCGCATAATGTTTTGGTGAAAATCGTACAAAATTTCGTCGTTCATTAATTCCTCGATTTTTTTAGCCATGCCGTCGATGTCATCGCGGTCAAAGTAAAGGCCAGCGGCCCCGAGACACTCTTTTAATCCGTCTGTAGGCGTACAAATTACTGGCAATCGATTAATCGCGGCCTCCAATGCAACGCGGCCGTAACTTTCGTAACTGCTAGGCATTAAAACAATGTTGGATTTGCCGTAAATTAGGTGTACGTCTGGCGTTTGCTGAACGTACTTTAAATTTTTATAGGTGTCGTCAATAATTTGCTCGCCGTAGCTACCTAGCACGCCAAGAAATTTAATTTTTGGCAATCGCTTGGCAAGTTCAACAAGTATTTTGCCGCCCTTATTTTCGTTGCAATTTATCAACGTAACGTTTTGCCCGTGCTTGCGGTTATATTTTACGTCGTCTGGGAAAATTGGCGGTTTGCAAACAACCGACGCGTTAGGGTAAGGCCCGTTAGCTACGTTTTTTTGGTTTGCTTTGTTGTTGTAAACGACGTGAATATTATTAGGCTTAAATCTAACGTTTCGGTAATCGTGGTCGTTATGGCTTAAAAAAATCAATTGTTTTTTAAATGTACGGGACCAATTTATTGCGACGCCAGTACTGTCCAAATGGGTAAATATAACGTCGGCATTCTGTAAGGCTAAAAAGAAATCGTTTGAATAATAGCCAGTTATGAATTTTAAAAAAGCGAACTTTTCGCCGTCTGAGTAAATCTGGTTTTCGGGTAAAATAACTTCAATATTGCACCCCTTTTGATGCAAAAATTTAGCGTAATGCTGAACGGTCCACTCGGCGCCCGAGTTATGCGTTCCCGCCCACGCGTGTACAAAAAAGACAACATTCATAAATTATTGTTTTGGTTTTCGTAAACCTATTGATTTTTAGATAAATAAAAAAACCCGCACAACAATTGTGCGGGAATTTTCAACTAAAACTAACCTATGAAATTAGTTACCAGAGCCAGAGGCCAAAGCCGCGGCAAAGCTTCCGTAAACGATGGATTGAGAGGTATAAACCGCAAGCGCGATTCTTTCTTCAACTCGAACAGTTACAAAGTTTTTAGTTACGTTGTCAGCGTCTTGCTCAAAGAACTCAAGAGTTACGCCTTGACGAACAAACAACTGAGAACCAAGCGCCAAATCTCCAACAAAGAAATCGCCAGCAACAACGCCGTTAATTGCGTAAACTGGAACTCCCAAAATAAACATTTGACCTCCAGACATTGTAACATAAGACGGCAAAATATAATCGCCAGTCGTTTCCTTAGTAGATACAAGTCTAAGCAAATCAGTCGGGTTAATCATGATTGCATTAGGTGCGTATTCGTTCTTAGTAGTTTGTACTACCGCAGCAGCTAGAACGTCAAATCTGTTGATTGTAGAACCAAAAGGAACGTTAACATAAGCTGAACCGTCAGTTGCGAAACCATGCAAGTTTTGACCAGAACCAGACCCGTAAAGGATTTGGGTATCTTCAACGTTCAAAAGTTTGCTAGGCGCACGGCTAGAAAGGTATGCGATAAGTCCTGGGGTGTCGTCCAACATTTCTTTTGTCAATCTCATAAAAGTAGGGATTGTACGAATTGAACGGTCTACCGCAGTTAGGTCGAAATCAGACTGAGGCTTTGGTGAACCTTGTGCAGTTGGAACCGCTGCGTTGTCGTAAGCTGATTCGCGCACGAAACGGATTAGGTTGCTAGAGGTTTGACCAACTGGCAACAACTGACGAACGTTTACTTTTCTGTTAGGAACAAACTTCAAATCTGGTACTCTCTCAGCTGGGATAACTTCGCCAGTATAAGAGTTTCCAATTGTCATGTCGCCACCTTTCAATTCAAGGTCCAACTTTACTTTGTTAGCGTTTCCGCTTTTGTAGTTTCCAAATGCGTCAGAGTTAAACGCTTTCTCTAGTTCGCTAGAAAAAGAATAACCTTTTTGAGCGCTTGCGAAATTCGCTTGAGTTCTCGCGTCTACTTGGTCTAACTGGCTTTGTAGTGCAGTTGCCTTTTCGTTTAGCTTTGCGGTTTCTTGAGAAAGGTTTTTTCTGAATTCTTCGCCAGCTTCTTTCATTGCTTTAACGTCGGAAATCAACGCCTCGTTGCCTTCCAATTTCGCTAAAACAGAATCTAATTGTTTAGAGATTGCTTCCATTTTGTTGTTAAATAAATTTTTTAAGTTTAGGTATATATTCGAACTCCAAAGCCATTGACAAAGTCGGGTCTTGTACGGTGGTGAATTGACTTGCGTCGGATTCTACGGCCAAAACTGATTTAGTGTTCAATGCCTTTAAATGTTCTTGAATTTGCTTTAATCCGATTTCTAAAGTTATCATTGATTCGTCGGTAAGGTTGCCATTACGTAAAATATTGCAAAACTTAGCAATCATTTCCTCACTTTTTGGCTTGTCCCAGCTTTTCATTGATTCAATCGGTGTGTTTGGATTGGCTCCCCATGTAACAGTTGAACCCTCCCAAAGTTTAATTTCTCTAATCTCGCGGTAACCCGCCTTATTGTCGCTCTTTACAATTTCAAAACCAACGGAATGCTCGTTAAATACGCCTTCAGCATAAAGCTTTATTACGTCTTTTCCGTAGCTGGTTTCGGTAATCTTAGAAACAAAACGCAAGCCTTTAGCGTCCTCCATTAATTCGCTAGGTTTAGCCAACGGCATTAAAGGATTGTGCTGCAAAAGGTGCATAATTCGATTTCGGCCCATTGGCCCGTTTTCGCCTACGGTCTTTTTATAAGCGCCAGAAACGATAACGTCGCCGTCCGAGTCAATGTTATTGAACGCGGAAAAATAACCCGTTACGATGCCTTTAACGTCGTCTACGTCCTCAATTATTCCGCTGCTTATATTCTTGTAAATCATGAGTTTCTTTTTTGTAAAAATAAAAGTCTAAATAAATAAAGCAAACCAATAAATTATTGGTTAACAAAATCGCGCACTCTGTTTTCTGAGTCAATAAATAAATTTGTGTAATCTTTATAAGCGCCTTCAATATCTGATTTGCTAGGTCGTTGGTAACTTAGAAACGGGTAAACAACGTAACTGTTGCCGCGTGGGTGTACAACTGTCCGAAAATATTCGTCAATTGGCACGGTTAAATCCAAGGTCGCCATCTCTTTGCATAGGCTATGCGAGTAGTAAATTGCGTGAGTTGTCCAAGCGCCGTAAGTACGGGCCAACGTGTTGTTTATTCTGTCTAACCTCTGGTCTTTTATATTGGCTCCAAGCATTAACATTTCCCAACCCTCTGGTAAATCCTTTATCGCGTTTTCTAAATTGGTCGCCCAACCTCGGTAAGTTGCGTCGTCTTCAAAAATTAATTGGTCGCAATTTGCGGCCGCAAATATCTGTTTAAATGTTTGCCATAATCCAAGCCAACCCCAGTCGTGGCGTATTGCTGGCACTCGCTCAAGTTCAAAATGCGGGCCTAACTCCATTTCGCAAGCGCGCCATTTATCGCGGCGCGAATCCAAATTAATAACCTTAGCAATCATTTACGAATTGGTAAGCCGTCAACGTCTCGCATTAATCTAAAAACAACTTTACAACGGCAGTTGCAAACTTGCGAGGCTGGAGCGCTTGGGTCTCCTGGGCGGTCCATTTGTTCGCCTCCAACCGTAAATTTTGAGTCGAAAGGTATCCAAGCCGAGTTTAACATTGCCAAATGGTCTGGCCGTGTCCTTTGGTCGCTTGCTGGAACCCATTTCTTTTCGTACATAAAATCCGAGTTCGCAGCCGATTGCATGGCGGCGGTATTGGTAGCCTTTACCATTTCAGTACGGGCGATTAACTTGGCTCGGTTTATAAATATGGAGCCAACGGTTTGCTCTATGCTTCGCGCAATATCCAACACGCCTTTGCCTTCTTGTAATCCAGCTGCAACAAGTCGCTCAATTAACGCAACTGACGTGCGGTTAATGTCTAGCAATAAACCCGTTAAATTAGTCACGGCAAAACGGCGCATAAAGTCACGCCAGCCAGCGCGTAAAACTTCTTTTGTGGCTTTGCTTGGCGGTTGTATTGCGTTATACATTGCCTCGGCATAGGCAACGCCAGCCGTAACGTAAAGGTTTTCTAAAACGTCAGCTAAAGGCGCGGGCGTGATTAGGTCGAATTGGTTAATATTTGCGGGCGCTTGTTTAATTGCATCCAAGTAAGGTTGCAACTGCTTTTTTAAAGCCGCGTAAATTTGCTTTTCGTATCGCCTTTCGTAACGTCTTTGCAGCGCATCCAGTTGATTGGCTAGCGCTAACTCTTTACGCGTTGGTCGTGGCATAATCCCCAGCGTTGTCTATGTTTTCGATTGGTTGCCCTCCAAATTCATCCAATACCATTAAGCCTTGCGGAATAAATGGTTTATCCATTAACTCGTTTTCGTACTCGCCGTAATTCATTGCCGCGCGTTTCTCGTTTGGCGTTAACCAGTAAGCAGCTGACAACTGGGCAACCAACTTGTCCATGTCGTCTTGCATTTCTGGATAGGCCATGTAATCGAAATCGACAAAATAATTGTTCTTGCCGTAGCTAGGCAAAAGCCAGTTGTTAAGTACGTCGCGAATCTCAACGTGCAACGGTCTTACAACGTTATTAATTAGGGCCTTGTAAGCGGTCTCGGTGTTGTTAAATGTACTTGCCTCTGTGTCGCCAAGTAGCTTTGCATCGACTCCGTAAACGCGGCAAAGGGAACGTAAAATTACTTTTTGCGTGTCAATTATAGACATATCCACGGCATTCATTCCCATCTGAACCCAGCTTAATTTGGCTGGCGTAATGATTACGTCGCCCGCTCTGTTAGCGCCTTGGTAGTTGGATGCGTAATCCTCTTTAAGGCCTTGCGCTTGCTCGCGTGTAATGTTAACCGTACCGTCTCCCGTTAGTATTCCGCGCGCTCCCATATTTTGAAGCATAGACAAAAGCGCTTGTTTACCGTCGTTGGATGTTGTAAGGTCACGAACTGCGGACCGTAAAGGCGAGGCGCCGTATAAATGGTTAGCCGTTCCAGCCGTGTAGCTTAGATTTATATTTTTTAGGTGTCCAACGTTGCTGGCGTCAATTCTTTCGTAACCGTTATAAGTTAATCGGTATTCTTTAATCGGTTGGTTTAGACCGCCAGAAATAATTTCCATGAACTGAGACGGCAAAGAATAAAGCGCAATGATTGGCGCATTTTCTTGACCTCCACGACGGGCGCCGTACATATACGCGTTGCCAGTAATCAAACGAAAGGCGGCAACTTCTTTTAACCACATATCCCACGTTTGAAACTCGTTTGGCTTCTTTAAAAGCTTGTCAAATTCGGGGATGCTTACCTCTTCCATTGCCTTTGTGCGTAGCTTTTCAGCTGACCATTTGGCGCCAGAATTACCAACGCCGCCGCTCATGGACTTGTAATATTTAAATGCTTTTTGGTCCTTAATTTCGTAGGTTACCAAAGGCGCCGCAGCTAGTTTGTTAATGATTAAATTGATAATTGAATAAAGGTCCGAGTTAAGGTAAAGACCCTTTTCTATAAAGTTTTGCGTTGTTGGTGCGGTCCAAATTACGTTGTTACCCAAGTACGGGAAAACGGCGTTTAAATATGTGGCGTCTTTCTTGCTGATTCCAACTAGGGATTTGAGGCGGTCTATATAATTCATTCCGTAATTCTTTTTTTGTAAAAATAGGGGATTAATATAAAAAATTGATTTAATATTCTAAACGTGCCAAAAATCGTTGGCTTTAAGCTTATCGAATGCGTAGCGTATTGCGTCGATGGTGTGGTTGTATTGGTCCCGAGGCGTATCGCTGCGCTTATCGCTCCAAATATAATTGTTTAACTCTTTTATAATCTCTTTACTTTCAGCGGTTACCACAATCTGGTAGTCTTGCATTTTAATGATACCAAAGCGCACGGAATCGGGGCCTTTTTTGCACGGCGAAATATTAAAACCCATGTTGTAAACTTCATTAATTAAACGCGGCTCCGCGCTATCCGCTACAATCATGTCGTTAGGCTGGCAATGCTTACCAATGCGCTTGGCAATATCGGCGGTTGTTAGGCCAACCTCTGCGAAACATTCATGGCAATAAATTACGCCGTTGTCGTCATCAACTGCAACCTTTACCAACGTGGTTGGGTCGACTGAAAATCCAAAGTCCATACCAAACCCAAAAGGTAAAGAGGTATCGAAATCGCCAATTTTCCAGTTTTCAAATATGACGCCCTCAGATTTATCCATCCAATTGCCCATAACAATGTTTTTAAATTTAGCTGGGTTACGGTCTCTCATTGCCTCAATTCGCTTTATAACCGTAGGGTTAAGGTTTTCTTTGTTATCTAAATAAGTCGTATGGATATAGGTACAATCGTTTTTTACTCCAGTAAAACCAGAATTAACGCCGTAATCCTCAAAAAAACGCTTGTAAACCCAATGTTCTTTAGTTGCTGGGTTCATTACTAGCAACACGCGGTTTGGCTTGTCTACGGTCCTAACAGATAAGTCTATGCGGTCGAAAATATCCTCGTCGACCAGTTCCTCGGCTTCGTCCAATAGCCAAGTTGTTACCCCAGCAATTGATTTAAGGTTAGCCGTCGCGGTGCCTTGGCTGGTCTTTATGCCTCGAAATAGAATCTTTGAACCCGTTACTTTGTTAATTATTTCGCTCTCGGTTATCTCAAAGTCGCCCTCTTTATTCATCAACTCGATTTTGTCGATAAATTCTGGAATAATTGAAATAAACGCCGAGGTCAAAGTCCATCTGGTAAATAGGATAACGTGGCCGCTTTCGTAAGTAAGGTTTAAAAGGAACATGGATAAGGTCCAAGACTTTCCAGACCCACGGCCGCCAGTAACTAGAAAATACCGCGTTTGCGGTTTGTCATAAAAAAGCGGTTGGTATTTATCCAACAATTTAATTGCGTCCATTACTTAGACTTTAGCCACTCAATCGGCGGCGTTACTTTGTCGCCTTGGGTTGTAACGTCGATTTGTTGTTTAGGCATTCCAAAACGATAATTAAGCCAAGTCTTAATGGCTTGTATGTCACCGTCTTTGCATCGGCTCCAAAGCGCTTGCCATGCTTGCTCGGGTACCGCAATAGCATCCATTTGCTCAATAACTTTTATTTCGTCCGCTTTTGGCGGTCTTCCAGAATTAGGTCTAAATCCTCCTTTGCCAGCCATAGGTTTTAATCGGTTAATCAATCAAAGATAAAAAAAAGTCTAGCTATGCTCAGACCTTATTAAAAACCATTAAAGTGTATCCAAACCAAGACGCATTTGTTGCGGCTTTTTTTAGTTCCTCACTTGCTTTTTTATTGTACTTAAACCCACGCTCGCAAATGTTGGCAATTATGTAGTCGTTATTTCTGCAATTAACGTGTCCGCTCCCGCCTTGGCCTTCAATTGCCCACGAAATAATTAGCGTTTTTCTAACGTGCTTTGTTATGTTGGTAATAAACAAATCCTCAAATTCTGCTGGTATATGTTCCCCAACTTCCAGCGACAATACTGCGTCGAATTTCTTTTTTAAATAGAACGGCTTAGATAGGTCTAAGACGCTGCCAATGCCTTGCGTTAGTGCTTCCGTATTCGGATTACCATCGAATGCCTCCACGGTCAAATTTAATGCCTTAAACGCCCTTGCATAGTCTCCCATACCGCAGCCAAAGTCAACAACTGTTTTATGTCCAGTAATTAACAAATAACTTGCCAACGCATCGGCTAAACTGCGGGCGTGTATGTGACCAGTACCGTCGGTAGTTTCCCAAAATCCAAATTTATTTATTTGCATATTTTTTTTTTTTCAAAGTTATAAAAAAACCTCAGCCACTCGGCCAAGGCTTTTCAGTCAAACAAAAACCCAAAATAAACCTAATAAAACTATAACAATGTAATTACTTGATTGGTCACGTTTCCAGAAAAATCGCAAAGCTTTCCGTTTCTTTCAAATTTAACCTCTTTTTCTCTGCCTTGGTAAGCGCTTGCCAATAGTCTTATCTGTCGTTGAACTAATTCAATATTTACAAATATGCCTTGACCTTTGTTACTCCATGCGCTCCAGCTGCCATCCCGTAATCGGTACCTAATTTCTAACGAATAATCTAGCTTTAATTTTGGAAATCTTTGAGACATATTTTTAAATTTAGAGGTTACCCGTTAACAACTCACACCAGAATTACGGGCGGGTCTGGTCGCCTAACCTCATTTTTTTATTTTTATTACAATTTCCAATCCTAACGCGTCACAAATTTTGCGCAAATTGTGAACGGAAATAGATTCAAACCCATTTTCGAATTGATTAATAGGTTGGTGACTTAACCCAATTTTTTGCGCCAAATCCAGCTGCGTAATATTTAAATTTTTTCGAATTTTTCTAATTAGTCGGCCTTCCTCTAAACTCATTTTTTTTTGTTTGATTTTAAAATCCTCTTGTTACACCCTTTGAGTCTATATAGGTTATCTCATTACCATTATAATCATAAGTTCTTTCAGTCCAAAAACCATCTGAATTTTTGAAGGTTAACTGATTACCATTAGAATCATAGGTGTATTGTCTCCAACATCCATCTGAATCTTTAAATTTTAACACATTCCTGTTAGAATCATAAGTTCTTTCAGTACAAAATCCACTTGAGATTTTCAAAAACTCATAAACCAACTTTCCCTTTTCATCAAATAGCCTTAAATCCTCTTCTTTTCCTTGTATGTTTTTCATAACAATAATTTTATTTTAAGTAGTCAGGACAGGATTTGAACCTGTATGGTAGGCTTATCTAGAAAGCCGTTTGAAGTACCTATTACAAAGGAATTACGGAGCTTTACACCGACTAATTACGGACACCAACCCTTGACTTTAGCGTTTACCAATTCCGCCACCTGACTATACAAATATAACTTTTAAATAATTAATTAATCAAAAACAGACAATTTGTTTAAAACGGCAAAAGCTTATAAATCCCCATCTGTATAAACTCGTCTCCCTTCTTTACAATGCATTTGCGAACGTTTAACTCGAAAACGTTTTTATCGTCAAACCCGTATTTTTTCTGGGCAATATCCAAAAGCAATTTAACGGGGTTATCCAAGTCGCTGGCTTTGTTGCTAAATCCAAAGAAAAACTCAATCCTCAGCATTTGCTCGGTTTCTATTTTTGCCTTTGGCATACTTAGCAAAATAAATTCCTCGTAAGATTTGTAAGCTGGCGTTTTAAATCGCTTGCCTTGCCAGGCTTCGTTTACGCTTAACGGTTTGTGGTTTAAATTGAAAATAATCATTTACACCACTTGTAAACCAAGTCCATTGCAATCGTGAATAATGCAACGGAAACCATAAACAAAAGTCCAAACGGAATCTTGTAATGCATAAATAAGAAAATACCTAGCACCGTGTTAACAACGCTAAATAAATTCTCTTGGCTAGGCTTAAAAAGGTAAAGTATCTTTTTCATATTTTTCGATTATTTCCTTTTTAGCTACAACTGGCGCCCAGTCGTTTTTTTCTTTTGGCTTATTCTCGTTGTTTTCCTTTTGGTAAACTTCCAAATAATGCGTCGCCTTGCCTTCGACCTTTTGCGGCTTTTCCTTAATGTCTAGGTTTACCCATTCGGTATCGTTGTCATTCATGTACTGCAATAACTTTTCTAAGTCGCTGCGGTTTTGGCTTACTTTCCACATTTCGCCAAATTTTGTTGTAATTACTTTGGCATTACCGCCGTAGATTTTTCCCATTGTTTTAGTTGTTTAAATTAGTTTGTCTAAATTTTTATTCTCTTTAATTGATTCCAAAATAAATAGTTTCCAAATTTTATTCTTTGACTTTGCGCCGACTGAGGATTCTTCGACCCAGTGTTTAGTAAGTCGCAATTCTTTGCGCACCTCTTTTTCAATTTCTTCCAAGTTGTAAAGCCAAGGTTTTAAAATTCCTTTTTCTTGAAATTTGTTAAACCAGTTAACGCCCCATTCGGCAATGTCTTTGCAATATCCCGTTTCTTTGGCGTGCTGGTAATTCTCGCGAAAAATGTTTTTACCTACCTCTAGCCAGTACTC